AAGCTCGCCGGATGTGCTGAAGCCTCGTCCCCAAAGGTTGGTCCGTCCGAATTACCTGAATCTTTATCTTGAGCTTGATCTTGAGCTTGAGCTGAAAACTTTTCTACATGTTTTTTCGTTGGTCTTTTTAGACAACCTCCAGACTTAAATCCAGGAATTCCTGCTGAATTTAAACCTCTCTCAGCGCACTCGTCTTTGGACTTTTCGTTATTAGAAAAGTTCTCTACTGCATTATGATCACAATCGCAGGTCTCTTTGCATGTTTCCGATAATTTATTACCTTCACACTTCTTGTGACATAATTGTAGTGCTGTATTGGGATTCTTTGTTTTATACAATAGTTCGGGATAATAGTGAGGAACCTGTACCCATCTAGGTGCAGTATTAACCTGAAAAGTACAAAAGCTTTGCGGTTTTCCGGCAACGTCAGGTAGGTCTGCTAGTTTCTGAGCCATGCATTCCTGCCAGTTTAGACCCTTAAGATTGCCTCTCATAGAGTTATTGCTGGGAAAATTACTGAAAGCAGTGGCTGTATCAACAACACAATCATTAAGTTCATTGATATTGCAGTCACCATTCTTATACTTTTGCCAACAAGCTTTACAAGGATTTATATCGTAACTCATTTATCAATAGAGATATATAATTTATACAATCCTAAAATACAGGGAAACTTTTGTGTTATCTTAAATTATGTGGGATAATAAATGATGATACTTATAATACTAGGAATTTTTTTGGGCTTAGCAATTGTTACCTTAGTTATTCTTGCAGTTACGGGAGTTTTTAACAGTAAAACTCAACCTCCAAACTCTCCAAATACCCCCAGTACTCTCTACACGTGTTATAACGGGGTTTGCAAAGAATCCCAATCAGGGAACTACAAATCAATGGACTCATGTCACTCTGCGTGTCATAAACCCCCTCCACCTCAACCATCGCCCGATACATGTCGTCCATTACATTATGATTGCCAAAAAGACGGTGATTGTTGTGATAATTTAGAGTGTAAAACTGGGCAGGGTTTAAACGCCCTTCAATGTTTAAAAAAATGGGATTGCGCCAACGATAAATGTTATACAAATAACAAAAATCACGGAAGTTGCGACTCCACACAAGGATGTATGGTAACAGAATCTGGTCATTGTATGTCGTCGGATCTTGACTTAGGTGTTTATATTCCAAGTAATTGCGAAACTATGTTACAACTAAGATGTAATAAATTTTGTCCGGAGGATGATAATGTTTGTTTGCGCCTTGGAACATGCGTAAAGGGAAAGTGTTCTGGAACAACCAAACAGACGTCTTGTAAAAATGATGGTGATTGCCCGATATGTGACAAAAATATGACCCAAAAGGAATGTAATAAGATTACAGGGCTTACAGTGTCAAAATTTTGGTGCAGTAAATAATACAAAGTTAAGCCATTGGAAACTTTAGATATACAAGAGGTGCACCATCCTATTTAACTCCTTGTTAGCCACTAGGTTATCTAGGATATCCCGATCGAGAGTTACTGGATAAGTTAATTTTTTGGCCATGCTGAATGTGGTACTAAAAGGTATTTTTCCTGATTTATCTTGATGCGTAACCAGGAAACAAACCTTATTAACGATATCGGCAATAGACTTCTCAATAGTACGCACTCCTTTATCATCTTCCTTACATACCTTACTGAGTAGATGTCTACATACATCGTCGTTAATAGTAATGTCCGTGGGCTTCAGAGACATGTTCTTGAGGGTCTTTGGCATCAGATAACCTTTTATGATATCTATTTTTTCTGTGGTATTATACCCAGGGACTTCAATCATCCACCATCGATCGGCTAATGCAGAGTCTTTGGGTAAATTGTTCATTGATGCTATGTACCATATATGAGAGAGGTCCACCGTTATTCCACCGAGAAAATTATCCCTAAACTCATGGTTTTGAGATTGATCTACAAGGTGTAACAAAGCGGCTCGCACATCTGGGTGTTGCGCTGCCTTTTCCAATTCGTCTAGGAAAATGACACCATTCTTATGACCCATTCTTTGTAGTGCTTTCACAATGGCTCCAGGTTGTGCTCCTACATATGTATATTCATGTCCTTTGAGGAAATCTGCCTTGTCTACACCACCAAAAGAAATTTGTTCAAAGGCCCAATCCATAAGCTTAGCTACCATTCTTGCTATTTGTGTTTTTCCTGTACCTGGAGGTCCTCTGAGACCAAGATTTCCACGTTTTAGACTCGGGTTCTTGATCTTAGCGCTAAGAAAAAGTAAGATCTGTTCTTTCACCTTCTTCATTCCGTACAACTCTTCATCCAGTTTTCGAGATGCTTCTTCTATAAAACTAGTAATATCAGAAACTTCTACAGTCTTAATCTTATCGTGAGGTATGCTGGTAGCCCAGTTCAACCAATGCTTAAGTTTGCTATACTCTTCGCTACTAGCGTCCAGAGCCTGGAGATCTTCATACCTTCTATAGATTGCAGCTTTATTTTCCTGGCTAGTCTGAAGATTTAGTATCTTATATTTTATGGTTAGTTGAGGATTATAGCTTTGGAGCTTTTGTTCCTCTTCCTTCATACGCTCATGCTCTTCGGTCGTAAACTTGGCATGTTGCTGATACCCTAATCTAAATTCTTTGAATAACGCATTATATCTCATACGAGCATCCAACCATTCTAGTGTATTAGGTTCCGTAGATTTATATATCTCATAAAATTGGCATAGTTTAGCTCTGTCTTCAATTCTTAGAGGAGTCTTAAGAAGACTGTATATGTTCGGTTCGGTCTTCTCAATTTCTTTTTGGACCTTCTCCAATGCACTATGAATTTCAGGATCTCTATCTTTCAATTTTTTCATCTCTTCTTCAATATCTACATCCTCTTCGTAGTCACTATCGCTATCTTCATCACTTTCTTCATCACTTTCTATATCTTCTTCCTCCTCCTCTTCCATAGTGACTTTCTCCTGGGGAAGATCATCATGATTATCGGTGCGTTGTTTTAGCTCATCTAGCGTATTTTTCTCATCGGCTTCCTGAGTTGTAACAGGCTCTTTAGGATCATCTTCACCTAGTTTAGGCCTTTTATGACTTGTGTTATCATCGAGTATTATACTCGGTCGTTTCCGACAGTTGAGACTCATTCTTTCTTTGTAGGCAAGTTTTTTTAAGCTATGTTCCTACTTTTGTAGAAATTCACAGCCTGTTCATCAGTGATATCATCAAAGAGTTGACTGACAGTATCCACCATTTCTATTTTTTCTTTGGTTTGGAACTTTTTTCGTTGTAGAACGTCATCTCCCACTAAGCTGAAGTGATCTTGTTTAGTATGTTTATATGTACAGTTCTCTACTAATAATTTACGCAACTTATCACATAATTTACGTGGTTGAGACACTAGAATAATATTTTGAGCTAATTGTTCACAGTCTTCGGCTATAAATGAAGACAACTCAGGAGCATTGGGTCGATAGTCGTTATCACGAAATACAGTATAATATAATTCCCGAAACATATGTATTAAATATGGTTGTACACATTCTATCAAATCCCCAACAAAGTCTTCTAGCCTACAGTTCATATTCCAGTATCTTTTCCCTTTCTTAATCTTATCCAGAGAGTAAAAACTATAAGGATCTTCATCACTAGATTTTGGCCATGCCATGTACACAACATTCCAGAATCCGTAAGGATTAATTAGCGACCACTTAATTAGTTTCTCGATAGGAAACACAGCCACACTATAAGTAGTCAATTTTTGACTCATTTCTTCATTAACATATGGTTTAAATTCTTTAGAGAATACACGTCCATGCTGGATAATGGCTGATAGTTTTTCTCTGTATTCACCATCTATCTGTGTCTCATGATACCCGGAATACTTTATGAGACGAGCATCTAATGGAGTAAGAGACGTAAGAACATTTCCTCGTATTTTTCTTTCTGGTTGCTGCTTATTAGCTAACGCTTCAGATATTTCTTGTGTGTGATCCTTGACAACTTGAATATAATCCTGCAATCCCAAAGTTCCTAACAATTTGGATCTTTCGTTTTTTAGTTGACGTAAAAGTTTAGTATAATTCCTGACAGAAGCTAATTGTGATATGATCTCTTGACACGCGTGTTTGATACCTGAGGTTGAGTCTGCATCCATTTGGTTTAGGGTCTGCTTCTTCCTCTTATCGATCTCATCAATAACTAACGATATCGCTTGTGTACTACGTTCGGGGTTGCTCTCAACAGCTCTCGGTGCTCTTCTGTAACTTCTTGATTGTTTAGGAGTTGATCTAATCTTCTTAGAAGGAGTAGGCCTTTCAGCTGGTACTTTATCATGTAGAAAGATCTTCATTTCAGGAGTAACGTCAAAGAGATGTAAATTTCCGTCCTTCTTTTCCAATATACTACCTATATCGATATTCGTATGGGATGCTAATAAAGCTAAGTATATACTACTCCTAACCTTTTCTGCTGCTAGTTGAGCCTCTAATGTTCCAATATCAGGTAATGGCGGAGTAATACTATCGCCGGTACAGCTTTCTAGATGCTTATGTAGGTTATTAATACCTTTGGTCTTAAATTCTCCACACTTCTCACAACAGAATAAAACATCCCTATATCTTTTACATGTCTTACAACGTTGCTGATGTTGAGATAAATATCTTTTGCTGTGAAAAGGAGTAGCACAATAATTACACCAATGAAGGGAAGTCTCACTCATTTATTTTCTAATATCGTTTCTTTGGATCGTTTCTCAAAATCAAAAAGACATTTAAAATCATAGCAGTTTTTACTAAAATAATGGCAACGACACAAGTAGATACTTCTTTGGTTACCTTCAAAGCTATATCAAACTTTACCACTTCTCTAGAAGAGGTATTTGGAAAGGAGCAAAGACCTCTCAAACTATATGTACATCTTATCAGTAAGACCACGTTGTCTCATGAAAAAGCTATTACAAAGCATATAGAGGCGTTCAGATCCTTTTGTACATCTAATCGCGACGCTCTTGAGCATAAAGATGCATCTAAGCTAGTAGAGACAAAGATCTCATATTCGGACCGTGTATACATTGATTTCTGTGAAATTTTTAAATCTGCTGACAAAGATACTAGCGAAGTGATATGGACGCATTTGCTCACTATTGCGGCTTTAGTGGATCCTACCGGTAAAGCTCGTCAGATTCTTAAGGAAACGGCTAAAAAAGAATCTGGACCAGCAACCGAGGCCAACTTTCTAAATGATATTATTGGTAAGGTAGAGGAGCATGTTGATCCGGATGCCAATCCCATGGAAGCAGTTGCTTCCATTATGAAATCTGGTGTATTTGCTGAACTTGTAGGAGGAATGGGAAATGGTCTTCAAGACGGTTCTCTAGATCTTGGAAAATTGATGGGAACCGTACAAACAATGGTATCAACATTGAGCGGAGATGGAAATGGCGTAGGTGCACCAGCTGGTAAGGGTGGAGAAAATCCAATGGAACTTATTAGCACCATGATGGGAAGTATTAACGCCGGCGCTCAGAACGGTAACGATGGGAATCCAGGCGCTCCAGATCTTAGTGGTATGATGAACATGATGGGACCGATGCTAGGAGCATTGACCTCAGCTGGAGGAGCACCTGTAACGGGTGGAGGCGGAGTAGAAGAGCAAATCGAAGCTCAGGTAGCGGAGGCACGTAAGAACGGTGTTCTATCTAATATCGAAGAAGTTAAAGAGTAAGGAAATAATTTTACATTCTAATTATTTCTATATCATAAATGAACTGGTACTTGACTGTAAGACCTATAGTAATTTTACTAATGATAATTCTTATGACGATAGGTCTAGTATCCCTTGTATTGTTAGCAATCGCTACTAAATTCTGGTCAGATAATTCTAAAGCTGTGGGTGTCACGTGGTTCAACGACATTAAATGTAAACCCGACGTGACGTGTGAAGTACACAGTGACGATAAGGTATGGAATAGCCCAGAAGATGTTAAAATATCTAGCGGATATCAAAATAGCGTTGCTAGACGATCTACAGATCTTATTGCTAGAATAATTATTGCAGAAACGAGCGGAAATATAACATCTCCTCCATCGTTAGTATTACATGGTACATTTAAGAACCATCCACAAGATCCTACTTTCGGTGGTTTATGGCTAGACAGCAAAAATACCGCTTGGATTGCGTTCAGAGGAACTTTAAGTAATACTCTTCGCGAATGGCAGGATGACTTCCAGTATAACCAAGAAAGTCTACCCGCTTCTAAAATCAAATCAGCAGCTTTACAGAGTACTTTTACGCTGCTGAATGATTCTGATAGCACAGCGCAAGTACATTCCGGATTTATGGATGTATATAACATGTTTAGAACGAATCTTAGGAAAGCTCTGAAGGATATTAATCCTAATAATATAGTTATTTCTGGTCACAGTTTAGGAGGAGGAGTATCAACTTTATGCGCAGTAGATTTAGCCAATATATACCCTGGTAAGGTTGTATCATATACTTTTGCGGCACCTCGCGTAGGTAATTCTCAACTTTGTTCTCTTATCGAGCAACGACTAAAGATTTATCGTATAGTCAATAGCTGTGATTTAGTACCGACTTTACCTCCGTCTGTATGTCCCAATTTTACCAACCCTGAAATACCATTTTTCTATCAGCAGTGTGGACAATTGGTATCCTTTACATCTAACTGGAAATCCATTGGAAATAATCATGAACTGGCTGTTTATATAGATGGTTTGCAAAAAATATCTATATAGAATAAATGTCTAGCAACACTAAGAGCAAACCAGATTGCCCTCCTGGAACTAGACCTCTTAAGAAACCTGTTAAGGAGAATGGTAGAATAAGATATTGTACTAAACCAAAAAAGGGGGGTAAGAGAAAGAGTTCCGGGACAAGCAAACCAGATTGCCCTCCTGGGACCAGACCTCTTAAGAAACCTGTTAAGGAGAATGGGAGAGTAAGATATTGTACTAAACCAAAAAAAGGAGGCAAGTCTCAAAGCAAAAGCAAAAGCAAGAGCAAGAGCAAGAGCAAGAGCAAGAGCAAGAGCAAGAGCAAGAGCAAGAGCAAGAGCAAGAGCAAGAGCAAGAGCAAGAGCCAAAGCAATAAATGTGATGGAG